GGTCATCCCACGATGTGTCTCTATTCATAATCTTATTTTTTAAATCTATAACCGATAAACCAAAAATCAATTCTAAAAAACCAATTACCATCGTGTTTTCCAAAACCGATTCTAATCATTCGAGTATTGTGGTTAAGTTTTATTTTATCAATTTTCATTTTTAAATTGCCAACTCTAATTTTGAATTTATTTTAGTTATTTTCTCAATTCCAATAATTTCAAAATCGTTAATTGTATAGTCGTAGAAATTTTTATTTCCGTTTAGAATTAACTTTGGTTGTATATCTAATGGTTCTTTAAATTGTAATTCGACAGAAGCGTCAAAATGTCTGTCGTAAATATGGAGATTTTGAACTAAATGACTAAACTTACCAACTTTATACCCACAATGTCCTGCAACCATCATTTGTAATGCAACATATTGGATTTTATTTATATATCCCGCAACCAAATAATCGTTGCTGCGTTGAATTAAAGTCATGTCTAATGTTTTATCTCCACCAACCTTTCTTACAGACCATAATGTTTCATAAGCACAGGGAAATAAACCTTTTGTTGATCGTAAATCCTCATATTGAAACATATTAATAATGTGTCGTCGTCCAAACGGATCGTTAATAAGACCATCTAATAATTGATTCATTAAGTCATATTTATTGATGGTTTCACCATATCTTTGACCAATCGTATTGTCACCTACATTCCATTCTTCCCACCAGTTAATACCCATTTCACGAGCAACTTCTAATGAAGAAGTTTGTTTTTGATAAATCCATAGAATTTCTTTAATACCGGTTTTGATTGCAGTGTTTCTTAATGTTGGAATCGGAAACTCTTCTTTTGATATATCATACTCTTCAAAAACTCCTGTAATGAATCTTGAATTTGCCGGTGTTCCATCCTCGTATTTTGGTCTTGGGTTTTCATCCCAAGAACCTTCTTCCATAATTTTTTGGATGTTTTGAATGTAATATTTGTCCGCTTTATTCATCAGTCAATCATTTTATATGTTGTTGATTTTATTTCGTTATCTTTTTCAATTTGGTATCTATTCTTATGTCCTTCAATTACTTTTAGAGCATCTTCTTCATTACCATACCTCACGGTTATTGTTGTTGATATACCAAATGAAACCCCAACTTTATGGATATTATACCAAACAAGTTCTTGTGTTTGCCTGAACAATTTTTTTTTAATTTCTAACTTACAAACTTGAGGGATGTAAGTTTTTTGTCCGTTATTTAGTTCTTCTATTTTAATTCTGTAATAATCCATATTAGTCCTCCTCTTCTTTTGGCTCTCTAAATGATTTTTCTAATTCATAGATGTCATTCCAATATTTTTCTTCCGTTGTGTCAGAACCCCAGATAAACATTCTCCACCCTATTGATCCGATCCATAGTCGGAGTTGTGTTAAAATTGATAATTTTCCCATCTTATTTGTTTTTTAAATTTATAATGTATCTAAAAATTCGTTGAAATCTATTTTAGATGGTGGTCTTCCATCTATATCACAACAGGTGTTATAATAATTTCTAATCTTTTGAATTGTCTCTTCTTTGTCAAGATGTTCTAATCCATCCATTAAAGTGTTGTCCCATAGTTTTTGTTCCTCTTCATCCATGTCGGATCTTAAATAGGGTATTCTGTCTTCGCTCATAATATGTTTAATTCTTTTCTGTATTTTTTAATTTTCTCCCTTGTCTTTTGGAATTCGTCTCCATCACTCGCTTTATGACCTTTACCAACAGCCTCTGTAATCATTAATTCGTTTTTTAAAATAAAAGTCAATTTTTCTGAATTTGTCAATTCATAAGGAACAACTTCTGTTCTGATGAACTCACGAATCATCCCTCTGATCTTATCAATCTGTTTGGTTGGGTTACCTTTAGCATTATGACACATGATAGATGTTTGATAGATTGTTCTACTTAACTCTAATATTTTTTTATCAAATCCCATCTTTAACTCCATTTTCAATTGTTTCTTCAATAAACATTTTATTCAAGAATGTTACCTCTCTAGTTTCTTTAACACCATTTTCAATGGCATCATCAATACTTGATCCAAATGTGAATGGTCTATCAGATACGTCTTTAACGCCACTTTGAATGGTGTCTTCAATACCGACTAATCTATCCGTTTTTGCTAACACAGTGTCCTTTACCCCATTTTGAATGGCGTCCTTAACCCCACTCCTTATCCTCATCCCATCTACTTCGGTATGTCTTACCCCATTTTGAATGGTGTCTTCAACCGCACCCACTGGAGGCCACATCCGTGTTTGGGTCTCCTTCACCCCATTTTGAATGGTGTCTTCAACCTCATTATTTTGTTTTGGAGATTCAATTTGATGAACTATTTTCCCTTTCATCTCTATTGAACCCAAATAACCACTAGGTGTTGTTTCTTTCACTCCATTTTGAATGGTGTCTTCAACCCATTCTGGGTAGCTGCGTTCATCGCATTGGGTGTCCTTCACCCCATTTTGAATGGTGTCTTCAATAGATTTAATTGGTGGTGAATTGAATGTTCGTGTTTCTTTTACACCATTTTGAATTGCGATTTCAATACCACCTTTTCGGTAACCAATTTTGTAATTGGTTTCTTTCACCCCCTCTTTAATGGTATCTTCAACTAAGGTATTATTAGTATATTCAAAATAATCGGTGTGTCTTACCCCATTTTGAATGGTGTCTTCAACTAAGGTATTATTAGTATATTCAAAATAATCGGTGTGTCTTACCCCATTTTGAATGGTGTCTTTAACTGCAGAAATTTCATCCGCATTTAAATCCCAAGTGTGTTTTACCCCATTTTGAATGGTATCTTTAACTTCATCCGTTGTGATATTCCACGAAACCTGAGTGTGTTTCACCCCATTTTGAATGGTGTCTTCAACCTTCAATGGTTTTCCAGCAGTGCTTAAACTTTCCTCAACCACATCAATACCCAAAAATCTTGATTCAAACCAGTTCTTGATCAAATCTCTTTCTTGAGTGCAGTCCTTACTGACTAGATCTAACTCATTTTGAAATAGGTTATAGTTGAACCACAAAGTTTTATCTTTTGTGAATTCAACCACCCATCTTTTGTCTTCGGTAAAGATCAACCAAGTTGATCCTTGTTCTGTAACATACTTGTCTGCACCTTCAATCATTTGGTCAAACAACCCAAAGACAAGTTTCTCTAATTTTTTTCCTGATGGATTTTTCATTTTATTTAATTTTTTCTCCGTTTTGAATGGTGTTTTCAACTACTTCGGTTTTATCCCATAGTCGTGGTGCTATGTGTTTTACTCCATTTTCAATAGCATCGTTAATAAACCAATCACGATTATCTGGTGCACCAAGTTTAGTTTCCTTCACCCCATGTTGAATAGTGTATTCAACCCTTTTATATCGTAAGTCAGTTGATGTTCCTGTAGTGTGTTTCACCCCATTTTCAATTGTATCTATAATATAATGAGTCGCATCCAAACGCCACTCTTGGGTCTCCTTTACCCCATTTTGAATGGTATCTTCAACTGATATCCTGCGCAATGCGGACCTAACCTTGGTGTTCTTCACCCCATTTTGAATGGTGTCTTCAATTTGATACCACACATCTACCGGATTGTCCCAAGTTTTATCAACCTTTGGTTTATTCAAAAATCTATCTTCAAACCATCTGGTTATGTATTCTTTATTTTCAACGCAATCCATACCAACCAATTCCATTTCATTTTTGAATAGTTTGTAGTTATACCATAGAGTTCCTCCTTCGGTATATTCAACAACCCATTGTCGTTCATTGGTAAAGATGATCCATAAACTACCACTATGATTGTATTGGTCAACACCTTCAATCATTTGGTCAAATAGTTTGAACAAAATCTTATCTAATTTTTTTCCTGATGGATTTTTCATTTTAATATCCTATTCCTGTATCGTTAGTAAATTCAACACCATTTTCTTTTGCGAACTCTGAAACAAGTTCTTCCACGATCTCTTCGTCCATATAACCATAGTCAATTGATCGTCCATATACTCTAATTCCAAGATCAGACCATCTAACTCTTCCACCACCAAGAATTCTCCAATCCTTTAGTTCTGGTTCAAGTTCTTTGGATCTATTTGCAACATCTTCGTGGAACTCTCCATGTCCTGAACGAAATACATATTCACCATCTTTTTCCAAGATCACACATTTGCGTAATTTATCTTTTTCTATAATAACTTTTTCCATAATACAAATATAAGATTTTTTTAAAGTTCAGACAATAGGTATTTATACTAAACTTTTCGTTCAAAATAAAAAATTACCGGTGTTTCTACAACTTCAATTAAACCATAGTCACGAGCCAATCTGAAATTAGGTGTGTCTCTTTCCAATCTATCTAATGAAGTTTCTACTACTTTTCTAAAAGTTTCAACACTATAAGTTGATTTCCATTTATTACAACGAGCACAGGATGGATTTAGGTTATCCAAATCGTGTGATCCTTTAACTATCTTCGCTTGAGACGCTTGTTGTTCTGTAAGGGTATGCCAGTGAGGTTGTATGTGATCCACTTGCATTTGTTTGAGTGTTATTTCAACACCACAATATGCACACCTTTTATCACATTTTAACCAAACCTCTTCTCTATTTATCTTGATCTTAACCATTCTTCTCTGGTAATAATTCTAACTTTTTTATCTTTGAATTGTGATGACATGAGACCATACCAGTCTTCAGGTATTTCAATCCAATAATCTTCATCCCAATCGGTTGATTCTATTTTTTGATTGTTCTTATAGACAACAACTTCTACTTGTTTTGTCTGTCCGAATATTGTGTATGGTGCTTTCATTTTTGAAAATATATTTTGTTTAGATAATTCACAAACTATTTGGTAGGTAAAGTAGAGTTGGGTTTTTTTTCTGGACATCAACATCAGGATATCTTTCTTTAAACTTCATTGCGTTGAATGGTTGAGTGATGATATGAAAACCTGATTTGGTTTTGACAAAAGTCATGTTCTTATCTTTACCAACCTCTTCTTGTAATTCATTTATGTATTCTCTCATTTCTATATAATATAGATCTTGAGCAAAACTATCAGTAGAAACATTGTCTATGTCTATGATCCATCTTTTCTCGTGAGTCTTTAATTGACCAACAACAGAATCAAATAGATTTTGTTGTTTCAGGTTTCCATCCTGTATTCTTTGAGCAAGAGCAACCATCATATTCAATGATACGTCTTTATGGTTTTGTTTCTGAACATGGATATAAGCACGAGCTTTAAACATCTCACAGAGTTGTTTAATCTCATCATATCGTTTTTCAAGATACTCAATACTATCAATACAATAAGTCTTTATGGTGCGAACTGACTGGTGATTATCTTTTTCACTTTCAGGTTGATCTTTCTTACGCTTAAAAACATAAAGCATATAGAAGTCACCCACGTTCTCAAAGTTAAGAAGTCCTTTTATAATGTTTATGTTGTCTATGTTATTCATCTTAATTTTATTTTCCCATAATACAAATATATGGATTAAAAATTAAAATAACAATAAATAAACTTAATTAGTTTTCGGTGTCTTTATTTAAGAAATATTTTTCAAATGAAGTTAATTTATCGACACCAACATCAAGTATTCTATCTAAAATACTATCAACATCTAAGTTGTCGTTTAGAAATTCATTTAATCTTTCCATAAAATAATCGGTGAATACCTCATTTGGATTTGTTAAAAGGTTTTCAGTTAGATTTTCTTTAGCATATGAAACATCATATTTTTTTAAAATAGTTTCAATTTGTGTTTCTAACTCTTCATTTAAGAAGAATAAGTCCCAAGCTCTCGATTCCGTTATACCAGCAGTATCGTTAATACCTTCTAAGGTTATTCTAACTGCCCATTTGACCTCCTCATCAGTCATGTTGTCCCATACTTTTGACTCAAGTTCTTCAGTGGAGAATTCGTATTGGTATTTTATAATTTTGTAGTTTGTTAAATCAATCATCCCCAATTTCCTTTACTAATAAATAGTATCGAAATCAATTAGTCGGATCTTAGCACAGTAATTTTTAATTAACATTTCTTTGGTCGGACAATGCTCACCCTTTACCACGATGTCAAAATCAACGGTTTTGGTGTTTTCAAATACATTGTCCAACGAATGTTTTTTTACCCAATTTAAGGTTTCTTCACATAGGTTATAACTTTTAACTTCAGAACCATTATCATGTTCAACAATCCATTGGTCTTCTTTTTTTAAAATCTTCCCTGTCATAACTCAAATTGTTTTTTATATAAGTCATCCATCTTGTCTGACACAATCGACTCAAGAGGTCTAATTATTTTATAATGATCATCTCTCCAATATCTTTCAATGGATTGTCTTTGAAGTTGTTTTTCAAAATTAAAAATTAAGGTTTTGGCTGCAAATAATTGTTCTCGAGTTTCACAAGATTCAATAACTTTCTCAATCCATTTGATTATATCCCCGTAGTGTCTGCTTCTAGTTTCCATATTGTTTATTTAGATAATCGTATAAGTTCATAAATTTAGGTAATTTTTCCCCATTTTTCAAATGATACGCATTTAACTTTAAGCAATCAAGGGCATATACTCTATCATGTCCTAGTCTATCTTCAACGTATTTGATTTTAACTTCCTTGTTTAAAATCTCTGATATTTTATTTACAATATCAATGTTCTTCACTCTAAATCCTGTTCCTATGTTATATACGGTATTTTTAACCTTATCGTCCAACATCAATTTTATTATCATTTCAACATTATCATAAACATACATCCACTCTCTCACTTGATTTCCATCACCATAAACAGGTATTTCATTTCCTAAACTAATTGATCTTGCAATTGTTGGTAAAAACTTTTCTTCAAATTGGTGTTCGCCAAAGTTGTTACAAGTTCTTGTGATCAAATATGGTAATCCATATGTTCTACCACAAGCCTCAACCAATAGATCGGATGCTGCTTTGGATGCTGAATAATATGAACTACCTTTAATTTTATAGTTTTCGTTTGACTCTTTATTTATGTTTGGATTTTCTTCCATGTCACCATAAACTTCGTCAGTTGAAATGTGGATGAACTTTTTTAAATTTTTGTTCTTTCTTGAAATTTCTAATAAGTTGAATGTTCCTTCAACATTGGTTCTAATAAAAGGCAAACCATTTTTGATTGAGTTATCAACGTGTGATTCTGCAGCAAAATGAACCATATAATCAAAATCACCTAACTCTTCTGACACTACATCACAAATATCTTTTTGTAAAAACGTAACATTATGTTTAATGTTCTCTTTACGACCAGCATATGTCAGTTTATCAACACAAAGAACATCACATTCAAAGTTATCCAATAAATGATTTATAAATGCCGATCCAATAAATCCTGCCCCACCTGTTACTACTACTCTCATATTATCTTAATAAATTTTCAAGTTGTTTCATTATCAATAGTTGTCGTCTTTGTAATTCGGCAACTTTTCTTTTTTCTTCTTCGTTTAATTCATAGCTATTTGCCTTAATATCGGCAATTTCATTTGAGATCAATCGATGTTCATTCATCAATTGTCCGTGTATAATTCGTTTGTCTTGCATAATTTATTTTTTTTTAATCCCACCAATAGTGTAATCTTTCCTCTAAAATTCGGAAAAGAAGTTTATTTGCTTTATTATGATTATAATAAGAAACCATTAAACATAAATGTTTTTTATCATCTTGTTCTCCATATTCTTTAATGACTCCACGAACTGAAGATGGGTATTTGTTGAGGTATTCATCAAATCTTTCTGAAATTGACACAAACTCTATCGACTTAAGGTTTGGTTTGTCAAGCACATCATTAAATTCCATTTTTTCATTCCAATAATCCATACACTCTAACAGATAATGTTCTTCTCTAACCCTTTCAAGTAAGTTGAGAGCCAAAGTCATATCACGATTATCTCTTTCAATACCCATATGTCTATTGGTATTGACAAGTTCTTTTCTTTGGAACTCTATTTTTTTCTGTAAGATTTTTAGAATGAAGTCCCCGTCCCAATCTCTATCGTGGTAGATAGTTGGTATCCATTTAATAATATTTTTCACCCCAGTAAGAAAATATCTTATTTTCCAATGTAATTTACCGTATAAAGTATTTCTACTCCAAACGGAGTCTTCAGGGATTGGTAGTTGTTTGTATGTTTTCATTTGTCTAATGTATTATCAATTAAAATGTAAGGCGGATTGATTCTAACTTCAGATCCATCACTGTTAAAGTAATATATTGTATCTCCATCAAAATTTATTGTGTCTGTATACCAAATTGCGTCGCTCATTGACTTTTCTTTTGGTGTTGTGATACAAACCTTTCCTTTAATTTCATATTTATATTTCTTTCTAACACAAGAAAAAAATAAGGTTAAAAAAACAAATATTAAGATTGTTTTTATGTAATTTTTATCCATTGTTTCCAAATCTCGTATCATATTCATCTTTTAGTTCTTGGTATTCTTCCATTGCTTCTTTAAATTTTTTTCTCAAGTGATAAGACCCGATAATATACATAATTAACATTATCCAATAAATCGGGGTCACTAATTGTTTATAAAAAAATGTATAAGCAAATTGAAAAATAAAAATTATGGTTAATATAAGTGAAATTCGATTATAGGTTCCTGCCTCATCAATTTTGACGACCATTCTATTTAATAATTCATATTCCTTGTCTTCCATGTTATTAGTATAGTATTATAAAGGTAAATCATCAAGCCAATTATGTTGAACAGGATCAAAATCAAATCCTAATAACTCATTTTGCCAAGTTTGTAATTCAGGTGTTGAAACATCCCAATGAGGAGTCATTGCAATTACTTTAGTCCCTTCATGTTCCAAACTTTTGAATGTTGCTTCTTGTTCCACAGTTCTACCATTACGATATTTTTTAATCAACTTTGGTAACTTTAAAGTTCCAAGTTTATACATAAGATTGATGTTTGCAAGTTGTATTTTGGCAACCTGTGAAAACTCTAACGATGGTGTTTCATTAAACTTAGATCTTTCTTGAACATTCAATATTTCATCTATTTTGTATCGATATTCAACAGTGATTCTATCATCACCATCTTTTGATCCTTTACGAATTGAGAATATCAAACAATCCGGTCTTTCTGAATACCCACGAACACAATTTCTTTGGTGTTGAGATTCCTTTTCATAGTCCGCAGTTTTTCTTAAAAGAACAGGATAGTAGGTTTCACCTTGGTGTTCAATAGGTGTCTCTAAACTATCAACATCACCATAAAATCTTTCAACTTCACCTTTTCTATATGATTGTAAAAGACGACTAAACTCCTCGTGTTCTAAATTGAAAGAACTAATATTTTCAAACTTTAATTTTACATTTTCACCAAGATTAATTAGGTCTCGTTTCATTTCTAAATGATCCAATAAAATCCTATATTTATCATAATCAAAATATGTTATAATGTTTAAAATTCTTTCTTTTTCTTTTGGTGTTAGATGAACTAAAAATATACTATTTAAGTAAGTATGATTTTGACGATAGAAACATTCAAAAAACCTTCCCATTTTAGTATCCTCCATCGACATATTAGTATCCTCCATCAACATAGAATATGAATTTGAAAAGTATTCATCAAAATATTTGTTTTCAATTTTATTAAACCTGTCAATACCTAAGATATTATAAACAACATACATTCTATCAAAATCAACCCACTCTAATTCATTTAAAATTTGCTTAACCTTTGATCCTTTAAGATTAATTTGTTTCATCACAGTATCGACCAAATTCATATTTGATAATCTTAGATCTTTCTTCGGAAGAAACATGTGGGTGAATTTTCTCCAATAATTAGGAATTTTAATATCATTAACCAAATAAAAAGTTAAACTATAAAATGATTCAGGTGAATCCCACTCAAAGTTTTGTGGGTTTTCAATTCCCATTCTATCCCATATTCTTTCTAAAAAGAAATAAAAATGATTATTTGGTTTAACATTTGGATCTATATGAACATTACACAAAAAACTTTGTATCGCATTATATGTCGGATTGACTTTCATACTAGAACCTCTTTTTTGTTTTTTCTTTGTATGAAATGTTCCTGAATAGAATAATTTAGTTTTAAAATTGAATGATATATAGTTTGTTGATTTTCTTTCAATAAAATACTTACCACCTACTCTTCTTAATTTGTTATAGACTTGGAATTTTAAAGATATTTTTTCATCACTTTCTTCAACGAAAAATCTATATCGTAGAAGGCTTACTGACGCACATGGATTTCCAAAATGTTTAACAAAATCATCTTCAGAAAATAATTGGGTGTCGTTAAAATATCTCTCCTTGTGTTTTCCAGTGTGATATAAACCTAATTCATGTCTGTTTGAATCGTCTATTTTACAGAAGTTATGATAAAGATCAACTCTGTAATTTTTTTTCTCAATAAACTTATGAAATGTTTTTCCTTCTACTTCTAACATAAAAACAAAGATACAAAAAACCCCCAACTTAATCAACTGGGGGATTACATTTTTTTAAACTAAACCAACAATTAACTTACCGGGATTGTTGAATTCTTCAGTATAAGAAAACCCATAATCATTAATTGTGTTTATAACAATAAGTTTCATTTGATCACTTATACCTGTGATTATTTCTACCTCTTGGGACTTTGATTTCATATTCTCCCAAATAAACTGATCCACCAATTTAGAAACTTCGGCATGTTTAATACCGTGTAGATCCAAAGTTTTGGTTGGCGGATTCTTAACCATGTCTTAATCGATTTGTTTATTCGTTTTCGGTGTCGTAGAACATTCTATCACTATCTTCCGTGTGCCACTTATCAAAACCTTCACAATTATAATAATCTTTATTTACCAAGTAATCCGGTCTTTCAGGGAATGGTTTGGTTACAAAGCTTGGTTCAGACCATTTGATTCTATTATTTGGTTGGAGTGCGATTTGTCCATTATCCAATAATATAATATGGTGTGATTTATGTTCCAATGGATCTTCGGCTAATGTTATATCTGTATTAACATCACTAGATCCCCAGTTTATTGTTGCATAATAACTTCCAGAGTAAAACTTTTTGTCTTTCATAAACACCTCAACTCTTGTATCATAAAGATATGACAGATGTATTAACGTAAAGTTATATGAAAAACAATTCCATATTTGAAGATAATGGAATGGTAGATCTGGTTTTGGCATTTCAGGTTCATGTAATAAAGCATGACTTGGGAGTTTGTCTCTTAACACACCATTTTCCAATAATACCTGAAATAATGCCGCTTGACCTGGCATGCATCTAACAGAGATTATAACTCCTGGTGTCAATTCACCAAGTCCTTTTTTATGTTGATACATGTATTCATTTCTAACCCAAACTTTTAAGGGAAAGAAATTATGTTCAATATAAGCCATTATTTCTTTTTTCTTTTCTTAAAATATCTATAGACCAAATAAAGTCCAATTATGTTGATTACAAATAATATTCCATATAGATGAACATAAGTTTCTAAAACGTTTGTCATATGCTGTATTTATATACTCCGTTCTCAAACTCAACGTCCATTAACCCATCATTTTCCAAGATCTTTTCAATTTGATCTGCTTGAAATTTAATGTTTTCTGGTTCCATGAAGACCTTATACGCCTGATTTGAAGAAAGTTTATTTTGTGTGACCAAATTATAAATTGTCTCGTTTTCACATTTTATAAGTGATCCGTGTTGACCTGCAACTGTAACTATAACATTATCACCGATTTCGATTTTCTCTAACGATACGATATATGGTTTTTCATCAACCATAATCATTTTTACTTTTTGTTTTGTTGTTTCACTCATAATCTAATACCGTATAATACTGATACGGCCTCCATGTATTTTTTTAAATTTATTACAGATTGTTTAAAATCTGTTTTTGGTAGTTCTTCAAATCTTTGAGCCAACTCCTCATCGGTCAAAGTATTGATACAACTATCATAGATGTCTTTTAGTATCTGTAAATAAATTTCTTCTTTACTATAAGTATCATCTATTTTTTTTTCAAGCACCTGACCTTCCAATTCAACACAATAGTCGATTAGTTCTTGAACTTCAGGGTGATCCATTAACGTTTTATTGGTTTTTAATATTTGATTTATGTTCTTCATAATGTTTATTACATAATGTTCTATACCAACCTATATTTGTTCTTAATTCCCCTTTTTCCCCACATGTCTCACAGGTCTCATAACTTAGATTTTCAGCCTGACTTATTCTTTTATGAACCTCATCTGATGCGGAGTTTATATAAAATCTAAGTCCTCCAAACTTCTCTTTTACTTGGCAAGTTTGTTTATCCCATCCTAATTCTATTAGATCAATTATAAGATCCTTAATTAGTGAATACCAACCAGAACCAACATCAAAGAATCTGGAGTCTTTAATTGGTTCCCTATCAGTGTAATATCCGTTTTCTAATCCTCCAATGGATTCCAAAAACTCATTCATTTCTTTATCTGTCATATAATATAATTTAAAGATTCCAAATTGATTTTCGTTTTTTCTTTGGAAATCTAAACGACCACCAAAGAAGAATCTTTTGAATTGTTCTTTTCATATTTTTTGTTTTTTTATTTTTAGTTTTTGGAAATCTTCCATGATTTCCCATACTATCATAATCACAACATCGAGCATAAGCCATAGGTGATGGTAAATCACTATATTCACACCATAAATCTTCCTGTTTTACTTCTTTTTTCATCTTAAAAATTTTCTGTGTTTTCCTAAAACACCAATCACTACTACTGTAAATGTAAATAAAATACCAACCATAATCAAATAATAGTGGTTTATATAAAATAGAAAAGGGGGAGTAGCGAATTCCCCCTTTTGATTGTTACCCTAACGGATAACGGTCCTAAAAGCCCACCACTAAGGATGGGGTCTCTTAAATGAGATCCCCACCACTAAGATGGGGATTAATTTTACCTAGGAGTGGGATTTTCAACCTGTGTCGGATTACGCCAGACACCCTACGATTGGTATTTTTTAATGATTGAACCAACAACAATCAATTATCTAATTGTATCTATAGAATAATAACAATAGTTTTCTTCTTCTATATGACAATGTTCAATTTTGATTTTAATTGAATCTCTTTTCATTGTATTGTTTCCATAGGCATCACATCCACTTTTTGAGCTTTTACAACTTACAAGTAACAATAATCCAACTATTAAACTAAACTTTTTCATTTTCTTCTTCTTTTTTTAATTCCATCTTTAATGACCAAGGATCAAAACAAATATAAGATTTACACATCTTAACTTCATGAACCATACAATCATAATATAAATCACCTTCCAATATTGGTTTAGTGATGTTTGTTTCATAAATACTTCCTTCGTGTTCTATTTCCATTTTTTTTTATTTTCCAAATCCCATTTTTCCTGAACCCCTTACTGACGGAGCTCTTTTTAATCCTTCAAGGTTGTCCATAACTTCCTCAAATTCTCTACCCATAACTATAGTTGAAATTACAACTTCTTTCAAGTGCGAAAGTGACATTCCATCAGTTCTTTTTACCCATTCTTCGATATCAATATTTTTAATATCTTCATCAGTTAATTTGTGTTGGATATATGCTCGTCTAATCTCCTCATTAGGTAATTCAACTTTATAACGTCTATCAAAACGTGATGGTCTGTTTGTGATGCGATCTTGTAGTTTCTCGGGGTAATTGGTTGTTGCAATATATACAACATCTTCAATTTGTTTTACACCATCCAAGATGTTTAATAATCTGCTTGTTGAATGACTACTTTCACCAGCAATCGAGTCGATGTCTTCCAAGATCACAATTAAAGGTCTTTCTTTTTCAATCTTTCTAAACGTTGAAATAAAATCTATAAAATGATCAATATCGTCTTGGTCTTTTACATTGATTATAATTCCGTCATTTTCAATAAGTTGTTTTGAAATCAACTGAATAATCCCTGATTTACCACAACCAGGTTCTCCATACATTAAAATCCCACGCTTATGAACAAAATTATATTTTCGATATTTGTCTCTACGATCCCAAAAATTTTGAATGTCTTTGAGAATGTCCTGAATTTCATAAGAAGGTAATTGATATAATTCATCTGTTTTAAAAGGTTGTTTTTTTAGGGTGTGCTGACTTAATTGTCTATTCCATTTTATTTCATAAATACCCGCAGGAACTTTATTGGCTGATGGAAATGATGGTGAATACTCCTCATCTTGTAATCTACCCCAACATGTTGGCGAATTACTGGTTGGTTTATCTTCATTATCTAACATTGGTTCGTCTTTAGTATATAAATTTTCTATTCTCTCTAACATATTTAACTCTTCTAAATAATCGTCAATTTGGTCTTCCATCATCTAATTAAAATTGGGTGTATTATTATTAATATCTCTTCTGTTTTTTCTTTAACCTTAACAACTCTATCTTTATGAAGTTTTAAAGTATCTTTTGGGTTTTTAGATTTAAGGTGTTCGAATTGTGTTTTCATTTCGGTTCTTGCATCCGATTCTTTTTTGAAATATCCAAAGTAATCATCGCAACCTCCGACACCTCTTGTTTTATCATAGACACCAAAAATAATGTTAGTTTCTTTACTCATCACAACTTGTTTGAGATTGATTTAATCATTTCTTCATCTTCGTTTGAAAGTCTGTGTCTATTGTTCATTAGATTCACTAGTGTTTTCTTCCACTCCTGATCTAAAAAATTCATACTTTCATTTTTACTTGTGTTTGTTGAAATCACCAAACCTTCTTCAACAAATAAATCAACCATTTTCAAAACCTCTCGGTCTGATAAATTTTCGTAGATGTCATTTACATCTAATTCTACTTCTGCTTCTGTCCAAAATGTTGCCATAGTATTTTCTTTTTTTTAAATAATAATAAAAAAAGGTGATCCCATCAAGTATTATTTTTTTTAATAAAACAGGAATTTCTATGTCTATTAATGTTAGATGGCAAAAAAATACCTTCACAAATGTCACAAACACTAGTTTTTCTTTTTATATTTTTCATATTTTCAGACATCTTTTTTTTACTCTCTTCGGTATGTTTTCTACCTTTTCTTGATTTTGACATTTTAAGTTTAGTTTCTTCACTTACCTTTCTATTTTTCGCCTTTTCAGACATCTTTTTTTTACTCTCTTCGGTATGTTTTCTACCATAGAATGAATTTTTTTCTCCTGTTTTTTCTTTTTGCGATTCACTCATCCTTTTTTTAGATTCTTCTGAAAATTTAAACCCTGTCTTAGCTTTAGATATTTTTTTTCCCACTTCAGGACTAACAACTCGTCCTTTTAATCGTTTCTTTAATGATTCAACATAAAGTTTTTTATGATTCTCATAATCTTTCGCAGAAACTATTAAATGTTTATTTCTATATTTATTACTACCATTTGTCATCATCCATAAAGCATATATTAATTTACTTTCTTTAGGATAAATCGATACTAATAATTTATGACATAAAAAATGTTCCTTCGCCGTTAATATTACTAAATTATTGGGATTGTCAGACCCACCCAAACATTTAGGTATGATGTGATGTGATTCATAATAAATGTCACAACCTTTAACTCTTTCTTCACTCTTCGCCCTCAGAATTATTTCGTCGTATATTTTTTTGTAATTCATAGTATTTCTCCATGGCCTTTTTATTTATTTTTTCTTTGTTACGATAGTAATACTGATTAGCCCATTTTTTTTGAGCATCTTTTTTTTCCTCTTCTGTGGAATATTTTTTTAATCGTCCCATATATAATAAATATATAACTAATAGAAAAAAACTAATATAAATTAAAATATTTTAATGAGAATCACCATAATTATGTTTTTCACTTGCGATCAAATAATCAGGGTTGATAACTTTTCCAACTTTTTGACGATTACCGTTGATATGTTTTACAACAACACCTTCGTGTGGAACTTTGGTTCCTTCAATAAAATTGTTGAATACAAATCTATCTTGAGTTTCTTTATTCCAATTACCTTGGTAAAGTAAATCAACCACAGGTAAATCTAATTCATTAAATATTCCCCTCTCAACTAAAAACTCACGATAAACCCCATCAACCTCAACGTCAAATCCAGAAAAACAAATATCACTTAACCCATAGTCATAATTTTTTTGTATTCCATGTCCATAGATCTCACCATAGATAATTATACCACTTCCCAATCTTTCAGGAGTATAGTATTCTTTAACATATTTCCAAAGTTTGTTTTGGATATTGTATTGTTCTGCCACAGTTCTCCAAACATCAGTAGAATAAAATCCTTGAGATGTAGAACCTTTCTCGACGTTATGGGACCCATAGACATAATCAAATTCAACCCATTCATTACCAAAGAATTTTCTAACACGATCCCAAAGACTTAATCTTTTCTTTCTTACAATACCATAACGAGCGTTTGTTCCGTGCATTTTACGAGTGATAACAACCTCATCTTCTTCGGTAAATAACTCAGGAACATTCTTCAAGTTAGGAAACTTATAATAAACATGGAAGTTAGGATTTTGGTGGTATTTAACCTTTCTACCTCCAACACTCATTTCAACCATCTTAACGGGTGGTTCGTATTTAAAAACCTCAAGTAATTCCATACAATCAGATCCTTCATATCTGTATTTAGGGGGAACACTCCCTATTGGTATTATCAAACATTCAGAATAAACTCCACGAAGTTTCACGGTTCTAACTCTCTGACCTTTTCGCAAGTAATTAGTCACACCCAAACCATCAGAAAGTTTCAATGGTATTACAGCATCAGTAGTTGCAACAACAACCAAATTGGTAACTTTATATTCACCTTTCTTTACGATTGCGTTCCATCCACCAACAACGGCAAGTTCTATATTATCAGCCCCTTCTATTGGTTTTATTTCACAAACTAAACCAACATAACATACACTATTTAAATTTTCCATAATATTTTAATTTTAGTATAAACCATCTTTTTCATTATACTTTCTAATTAATTTGAATATCTCTGTAATGTCCGTAAACTCTGATGGTGGACTATCGTTTCTACCTGGTAAAAATATTAAAGTAAAACCGTGATTACCTTCAAATTTTTCAGTTACTCTTTTACCACAGATTTCATCAATATAAATCCAGGGAAAGTTTCCTGATAGTTTAACCTCAATTCCAATTTTTTTCAGTCTTTCTACAAATACCTTGATTTTATCACCAGTCAATTTCGTAGGGTCGTTTTCTCTTTCTATATAGGTTCCAAATTTAGTTTCTTTCATTTCATTAACTCCAAAAATATTATAACAACAACGGACCCGAACAAATATCCAAGTCCCGAACATAAAGCCAATTTTAATCTTTCCTTCCAAGTCTTTGACTCAACCATAAACCCCACGAAAGGTAATGATAAAAATGGTCCGATGAATGCAAAAAATAACATACCAAGATAATTCTTGTCAGCAACTACGGTAATGTAAAATGTGCTTCCAATCTCTAATATAAGAGCAGATAAGAAAACAATCAAATACCTTTTAATCATCGAAGAACATATTGGTGAATTACTATCACTAATTTTCCTTCAACTATAGCCCTATCGTTTTTTATTTCAATATTCATCCAGCCCAAATCCTCTTTGAGTCTATTTGCCTGAACTTGAACTTCTTGTTCAGCATCTTCTTTAGTTTTGAAAAATCCAAAATAGGTATCACACGATCCTGTCTTGTCACACACTCCGTAAATTATCTTTCTTTCTTTCATCTTTTAATCTTTTTTTTGATTCTTCTTTTAAACTTCTTAACAATCCTTTTTTATATGCCATATAATCTTCTTCATATTTATATGGCCAAGCAACTAAGTAAGTATTTCTTTCACTTTTTGGGTAAGTAAAGAAATCTTTTTTTAATTTCTTTTTTGTCTTTCTTGGTAATCTAAACTTTTTCTTTTTTTGATCCATAACATTCAAATTTTTCATTTTTAACATTCCACAAATCTTTTACCCCTTCGGTCATATGACAATTATGCTTCTTATCAGTCCTACGACCGAAATCAACAATCATATCATTATGACGATTACGAATTAAGTGTGGGCATTCTTTACAGGGTTTTTTCACCTTACAAAGATAAGAAATTAATTTGAATGAATAGAAATTATTTTAATTAAAAATTTCATTATTTAGTAAATAACAAAGAAATACTGTTTTATAATAAACAAATAAAAATAACGAAACCAGAATTAAGACCACTAAAGACACTCCATATAAAAAGTTTAGTCTGATAAAAGTATATAATATCTCAACAAGATCTCTTACAAAATAAACCAATACGATAATAAAAAACCCAAGGGTTATTATTTCCATATTATTTAATTATTTGTTTCAAGGTATTAGTTGAAAACTCGTTTGATGTTACTTTTATATAATATACTCCTGACACAATATTTAACATATCAAGATTATATAAATTAATACCTCCCTTTATTTCAATTTCTTTTTCTAAAACAATTGACCCCTTTGAATCTTGAATTTCAATTTTACCATTTCCGATCATGTTTTTATTGTTCAACACAACTTGAAACGATTCTGAACTTGGGTTTGGAAATGTTGAAAAATACCCTTTTGAATTTTCATTACAAATAACATTGATTGGTCCGTATTCATCACTGACCCCATCTATATCATATTGCATTAATTTATAATAATTGTTTCCGTCAATTGCGTTTTCATCTTCTGTAGAATAACTTAATTCTTGAGTTGAGTTACCAGCAGAGTTCAATGTTGTTAATTTAGACCAATTCTCACCATCTCTTGATTTAAGAACATCAAAGTGAGATGTGTTGTGTTCAGTGGCAGTTCTCCAATTTAAAGTAATAAGATTATCATTACAAGTTCCGTCAAAAGATAATAATTCCACAGGTAATGCTCCGTTTGTTATTATATTAAAAAATCTAACTTGAGTTCCACAATTCGATGAATTTGAAACCGTAACTCTAACAGATCCATTAGTTGTTGTTTGAGGCCAATAAAAAGATATTGATGGTGTATTAGAGTTTGGTATGTTATTCCATAAAGGTGCGGTAACTGACTCTGTGTATGCCCATTGATAATTTGCGTTTGGAACAGGTGTTATTGAATATGTTTCTTGTGTTCCTGCAATAATTGTGTTGTTTCCTGATATTGTTGATACAAATCCAACAGACGGATTAACATTTATAGTTGTTGATGTTGCATTTGAACATCCATTTGATGACACTGTTAGTGTGTATGATTGAGTTGTTGTCGGTGAAGCAAAAGGACTTGGTGCATTTGGATTTGTTAGTCCTGTAGATGGTGACCATGAGTAAGTCACTGGTGACCCTCCATTATTCCCCACTGATGAAATCAATTGTGTGTTAGATCCCGAACAAATTGTGTTTGTTACTGAACTTACCGAAACTGTTGGTGTTGGGTTAACGGTAACCGCAGTAGAGACACATCCATTACTAAAAAGACCTCCGTTGAAATTTCTAGCATTATAAGTAGTGGTTGTAGTAGGAGACACCGTGATGGAATTTCCTACACCAATCTGAGTTACACCACATCCATTAATATACCAATAAACCGTTCCAACGGCGCCATTCGCAGTTAAAGTGGTTGATCCTCCCGAACAGATCGGATTACTTGACTGCGTGATTGATGTTGGTGAAGGGGGTGGTGGTGTAGCACAAGTTAATGCAATTGAAAATGGACTTGTAGTGCTATACCCATGAACTAATATGTAATAATTTACCCCTACCGATGAATTCCAAGTATAAGACGCAGATGATGAAGAACATATTGGGCCCCAATCATCATTTCCACCAACACAAGTTAGTGATGAACAATTAGGACCACTAAATACCGATATTTTACTATCCCATGCGGTTGCACATAATGAAGCCGTCATTTGTTGTCCATTACCACTAACAACATACCACACACCTGGTTGTGTTTGTGATACATTACAAAAATTATTTTCACCAACACCTGAATTTGTGGCATTTACAGTAGTTCCACTTAAACTTTGTCCACAAACAATTGGAGTTGCGTTACAGACTAAATCATTTACGGGTGCTGCAGGTGCAGAACAAGAAAGACATTCAATCGTTGTTGTCCCACAAGATGACGCAGTTCCACATGATGAATTGGTATTGTAATGAATATAATAAGTTCCTGATATTGGTGCAGTCCATGTTAAAGGTGAAAACCCAGCCGCAACCACAGTTCCATTATATGATGAATGTCTTACAGTAATATAACCACCTAAATTATATGTAGATCTATATTGTCTTCCCGAAACAACACTAAAAATGGTATTATACTCTGATTGAAAGGTGCAAGTGCTAATTGTTTGAGCACCCGGTATAGATGGTGCGGTTAACGACCCATAAGAATATATATTAACACATCCTCCACCACCACCTCCACCAGAACACGAAGCAATACAAGTGTTTCCACCAAAACTTGCCGATCCTGTGGTTGGTTGTATGGTATTTAATAGAATTGTCCCTGTGTTATTTCTGATTTGAACTCTCATTTCTGAAGGCCAAGATCCTGACAATGTTCTCCAAACTCTAATTGTTTGCCCACTACTTGCCGTAAAATTAAATATTGTTGGTCCATAACCTGATGATAAAGTTATATTATTTAACACAGTCAATCCATTTACACTAACAGAAACATAACCACCGTTCCAACCATCACCATAAGTGTCTGTTAAATAAATTTGATGTGTGCAAGATTGTGATAAAGTGACGAAACTTGCAAAAAAAACAAAAATTGATAATAATAAATTCTTCATTAGTATAAAATTAAAACGCATTAATTGTTATACTCACTTGAAGAATCCTAATTGGAAACCCCCATCTACCATGGGCCGGTCGAGATACTATAATAAATACAAAGAACTACTTGATTGTTGTATATCAATTATCGTGTATTGAGCAAACCACCTATTTCATTTATTATTTTTTAATCTCAACCGTATCAACCGGTGTTAGTGTGACATTTATTACACCTCTTTTTAAAAAATTAAGTTGTTTTGCCGTTCCATAACTCAAATCAATGATAAATTTTGAACTTTTTGGTAGTCGATCATTAACCTTAACATAACAAACTGAATCGTTATGATGATTAACTACTTTTAGTATTGTTCCAAACTTAAAGTATTTGTGAGCTGCGGTTAAACTATCGGCATGAAATCTTTCTCCTGATGCTGTTAATCTACCTGTCCAATGTTGCCCGTAGTAAGTGGCGGTTCCTTTATATTCGGGTGTGGTTAAAATAAAAGATAACAATAATAATGGTGTAAAAACCAATAATTTATTTAAGATTCCAATTTTTGTATTTTGTTTCAATTTTTCTTTTTCCATATTTTTTTTCCATAATTTGTTGGTGAAGATCCCAATTTATAATCGATTCGCTAACTTGTTCGTCGTCTTTTGCCATTGCATATAGTTTAGAAATTTTTTTTAACATTTTGTTTGCAATATAATTAAATTCTTCAAATTCGTCCTCAAAAAACTTAATTGGATTTTTTTCATACCTCATAGTTCGTGATAAAAACTTTCGTCTAATCTCATTTGTTTTTTGAAGTTGTTTCATTTTTTCTTCAGATCCTGGTGGTATCATTCCAAGTTGTGCTCCAAATGTTAAAAAGTCATCCATAGGACCTTGAGTCATTTGGATAAAAAGATCCATTCTGTTATTTACTAAATCAATATAAACAAGTTCTAATACTTTGTTTATTTTTTCATCAATAGACATGTCAGATGGGTCTTCACCGATGTGTTCTAAAAGAGCATCCAATCTATCTTCTTGTTGTTTTAAATCTTGTATAAAATCATCAAAAGTGTAGTTTTTAATTCTTAATAACTCTTTATAAACTCTATTATCTTCTAAAAAGTCTTTGAACTGTGATTTTGTAATGTTCTTTCTTTTCATTGAGTATGCAACCTCTGTTGGTCTAACAAGGTTTTCAATTGCATGAATGTAATACATAAATCTATAAAAAACCCTATCGATTGCAGGTATTGCAAAATTCCCTTTTTGTTGTGTTGCTTGATAAACCGCATCAGGACCCATACGACTATATTCTTTAGATTGTTTATCGTATTTATGTTTTATCTCATGAGCCAAAGCCGATACGTTTTCGTCTCTTTCCTCTTCCATTTTAGCGATAAGTTCTTCTGGTTTCCAATTGTCACCAACAGCAAAAGTTATATCTAAGTTCAAGATGGTTGAAGGTTCATTTATTTTTAAATAAACATCTCTATCAAAACCAAATCTTCCTCCCATACCCATTGAAATAATATCTAAGACTCCCTCTTCATCTTCCATTTCTTCGATTTTTACATTAAGTTCATAAGAGTCGATTCTTATTTTCTTCTTATCGCCCAATTCAAAATTAATTTTACCCTTAAAATTATATTCATCCTGAATGTCGTTTATTGATCTGATGTCATTTTCAACAACATCATATAACATGTCAGCGGCATCCAAAATAAAATCAGGAACACCTAAAGCTTCATTTATAAGTCTTAATTGGTTTTCAGATATAATAATTTTCATAATAATAAATATGTTGGAGTTATGGTTTATCCCACAACCCCAACCAATTCGAATGTGTGATGATCAAGATTCATCTCAGATTTAATCTCACGACGATCCATCATGTGAACTATCTCTGATAATTTATATGGGTGCATGTTATTACCATCCATACCAACATCTAATCGTTTTCCATTACCCCATTTATCTTTAGCAGACAAATGAACGTGTCCGTGTAAATGAATAGATCCTTTCCCTAATTTATTCCAACTACAAAGGGGATAATGTGATAAAACAAATTCAACCCCACCTATTTCAACTTCCAAATAATTTGAAACGGATAAGAATCTACTTCTAATGTCCTCTTTATTTTTGGTTATGTGTTGATCGTGATTACCTAAAACAAGGTGAATATTTTTACAAACAAGTCGATTCAAAAATTCTCCAATCTTTTCAAACCCACCAAAAGCCACATCACCCAAATGTATTAAAGTGTCATTAGGTCCAACTTTTGAATTTATGTTATTAACAATAACCGAATCCATCTCATCAAGATCTTGAAAATTTCTTGTATGAGCGATGGGAATTTTACCATCTAAAGTTCTCCATCCTGTGACTCCTCGACAGATATTTGTGTGGTGGTAATGTGTATCGGATGTAATCCACACATTGCCAGACGTTAATAGTTTATCAAATTTCATCATAATTTTATTTCAAAACGGTTTTTCATTTGTTCTAACTTTTCTTCAGGAACACCATGAACATTTGTTCCTTCGTGTCTATTCTCAACAATAATTGAAAAGACTTTATACCCATATTTTTTTGCCAATTCAAAGTAAGTCTCCATTTCCCACTCTTGTGTAAATGTGTTTGAAACGGCAATTTTTGGTATTTCTTTTATCATATCCATATAAACCATATCGTGACACCACTCGTGAGCCCATTTAATTTTTGATCCATCAAATTTATATTCACCGTTCCCATCTATAAAAAACATATCGGCTTCGTAATGTTCTCCACCCAAAGTTTTTGCAAATGTTGATTTGCCCGATCCTGGCAAACCTCTCACTAAATACAACATTTTTTCCATACAACAAAGATAAGAAAAAATATCGCATAAAAAAAGGGAGTTTAACTCCCTTTATGTGAATTTATTATATGTATAAATCAAACTCTGAGGTGTCATAGTTTTCGCTACCACCACCACCTTTATATACGACCTGATGTTGGGGTATAATTTCTTCTTTATTGGAGTCTACTACCTTACAAAGTTCACTAACCAATTTTTTTGTTAATGCTTGTTTTTCATCTGTTAATGGAATTTTGTTTACCGAGAACTTTTTACTTTTACAACCAAACCAACCAAATAATGTTTTGTCTTTGGTTTTAATATTGAAAGATACTCCATTTTTTTCAGGTAAATATGCATAGATTGTCTTTGCTGGTATTTTGAAATCTGTAAACTTCATTTTATATCCATTAACATTCACTTCTTGTGGGGTATCGTATTTTAACGTTTGATCGTATTCTTGTTTATAAGTTTTTTTATCACCTTCTCCACCACCTCCTTGATTTATTTTTTCCGTATCTTTTTTATTTGGTTTACCAGCACAATACCATTTGATTAGGTATTTTAATTTTTCATCGGTTCTGTATTTTGAACCTTCAATTTGAAAATCTCCGGTGAATTCTATAACATCAGGGGTTTTACAGTCAAATTGAACGGGGATATTATTCTCATCTCGGTCTCCGTCTTTAATAGTTACTTCAGCCGCCACCATGTCTTTATTAAAATCTGTTACTTTGAATTTTGTAATTTTGTCTTTGGCTTTTAACCAAAAATTATTACCTCCTTTACGCATCAAGGTAATGTCGTAAGTTTTTTCAATTAGTAATTCTTCGTTTAACAAAGATCGATATATTTCATTTTCAACAAGAATATTTCGTAATCTTTTATATTGTGTTTCATTTAAAACTATTTTTCCCATTTTGTTGTCTATTATTTTTTGTTTAAGATTTTAACATTTCTAATTCTTCGGGCGTTAAAGGTTGAGGTTTTTCGTCCGTTGTTTTTACAACATCTTTTGGTAAAGTAGATACTGGAACTAAATTTCCTTTATCATCTTTCATTTTAGTTGGCGATAATTTAGTTTTACACATTTTCCAAGCATCCATTGTTTTCGGACCCGTCAAACCATCTTCAACAAGTTTTGTGGTCAAGACTTCTGAAGGACATTCATCATTCATTCTAATTTGGATTTTTAAAACTTTTTCTTGGCAGTTAGGTTTTTTTCCTGCACATGTTGCACTTTCAAATCTTTTAGGTGTTGTAGGTGCCGGTGCCGGAGTTGGTGTTGTAGGAGTTGTTGGTGTTGTAGGTGCCGGTGTTGGTGTTGTAGGAGTTGTTGGTGTTGTAGGTGCCGGTGTTGGTGTTGTAGGTGTGTCTCCTTCAAACAAATATTTGTTTTTGGTCGCCCTTATATGCATTTCCAAAATTCTATTTCTGTCTTCTTCGTTGATTTTGAAAAGATCTTTTTTCATAAATGATATTTTTAATATAAATACCATGAAAAATAAAAAAGGTGAGAAAATTTCTCACCTTTATTTTTGGTCGACACTGAATGTGTCATTTCTCCACCACCTTGTTTTTAAAAGAACAAGGAAACTATTGTTTTTCCATCCAAATTCTAACACTATTTTGTCCTGTAAAATAGTTTTTAAATTGACAATTTTCAACTAAACCTTGTGTTAAGTTGTAATCATATATAGTTCCACTAATATGACCCCAAGGTGTATTGTTCAAAGTTAAAGAATATCCAAAAGCATTTGAATACAAATTATAAGTTGACTGAACTCCATTGAAAGAATACACATTATCTGAAATAAAAAAAAGTGTGTCAGATCTAAGTTCTTGATTGAAACTAGTATTTAAAATCTTTGTAATGACCCACGTTGTGTTTTTTAGACTTATGGTGGAGTCCACAGTTATTGTATCAGTGATTATGGGTTGTGGTGGTAATGGTTGTTGTAGAGTTACGTCTTCTTTTACGCAAGAAGTGATTAGTAAAACCAATAAAAAAAGTGATGTTATATATTTCATTTATACTAATGTTTCAATTTTATTTCTTACTTGCTCTGCAATAGTTACCTCTTTCACATTGGTCAAAACTACAGATTCTTTTAATATTTTGGATGGGATGTGAACTAAAAATGTGTTTCCATCATAATACGAAAGATCTTCATTTAGGTTCAACGCACCATCCACCATTTTTAAAAATATTTTGAATTGTATCGGGTCTACAAAAGATTCGGATAAAAGATTTCCGAATTTCTCGTTCATAATGGTGATTGTGTGATGGAAAGTTGTTTTTATCATTTGTTTTATATTTCTACAAATATAATGAATTTTTAATTATACTTCAAATTATTTCAAAACTTTTTTAATAATTTCCATCAATTCTTCATTACCTTCTTGTTCAGGTAGTTCTTCTTTTTTGTAATATCTACAAGATGTATGTTCAAATCCGTCTTGCGCCTTTTCTAAATCAGGTTCTTGTTTTTCTTGGGCTTCGGACTTGAAGACAAACATATGTCCTTTTTTTGTTCCGTCTTTTTTATATTTAGTTATAAAACCAATCAAATCAATTTTTCGATCAAGTTCAATATTCGTTTCCTCATAAAACTCTCTTAAAGCAGAATAACCCGGTGATTCACCATCTTCCATTTTTCCTGACGGTATTGACCAAGTATTTGGTAAAGACTTTTCGGGGGCTCTTTTACACAACAAAACCTCATCGTTATGTTTCAAAATTATACCAGCCCATTTTTTAAATTTAACCATAGATATTTATAAATATGAAGGTTAAAGTAAATGATAGTCTTTTTGACGTTAAAACATTATTAACATCAAAAGACATACAAAAAGGTATGATGGGAAAAAGATTTGACGGATCATTTGACGGTATGTTATTTTTTATGGATGATGAACCTCACTCTTTTTGGATGAAAAATTGTTTGGTTCATTTAGACATAATTTTTATCAACGATGATGAGATTATAAAAATTCATCATAATTGTAAACCTTGTATCACAGATGAATGTGATAGATATGAAGGAAGTGGTAATCTTGTTTTAGAACTTCCAGGTGGATCTTGTAAGAAATATAATATCAAAGAAGGTGATAAAGTTGACTTAGTCTAACTCTTCAACTTTAACTTTTTATCTATTTTTTTTACGTAAAAGTAGTATTTTACTTATTTTACTGATATTTATAATATATGAAAAGATTAAAACCTATTGAAGAAAAAAAAGTTAAAATATCAATAACTTTAAGTCCAGATTTAAACAAAAAAATGGAGAATCAATTAACAAATAAATCTAAACTAATTGAAAAATTATTGAGAACATATTATGGTAACAAAGATTTGTAGTAAATGTAAGGAAGAGAAATTTTTGGTGGATTTTGGTAAATTAAAATCATCTAAAGACGGTTTGATGTATTATTGTAAAATTTGCAACCATAATAAATCAATAAAATACCGACTAAATAATAAAGAAACACATAAAATATATTTAGAGAAAAATAAAGACAATATAACTAAATATATGAAAGATTATAGGGAAAAAAATAAAGACCGTATAATTGAACTAAGAAAAAAATATTATTTAAATAATCGTGAAACAATTCTTTCAAAGAATAAACAATATCATAAAGATAATAAAGAAAACATAAGATTACGTAAGAATCGTTATTGTAAATTTAAAAGAAAAACTGACACATTGTTTTATATAAAACACATATCAAGAAAACGAATATATAATTACCTTAAAAAAAATAAAATAGATAAGATAGATAAAACTTTTGATCTTATTGGTTGTTCACCTGAATTTCTTAGAAATTATATTGAAAATTTATTTGTGGATGGTATGTCTTGGGAGTTAATGGGTTCTAAAATCCATATTGACCATAAAATACCTCTCTCGTCGGCAAAAAATGTGGAGGAGGTTTATAAACTTTGTCATTATACAAACCTCCAACCACTGTGGTCAATTGATAACATTAAAAAAGGTAATAGAATTTATTGATTTTTCATAAATGCCTTTACTCTTTCTTTTGCCACCTCAACGTAGTTTGGGGATAACTCAATTCCTAACCAACGTCTGTCTAATATTTCCGCAGCGACTAAAGTGGTCCCGCTACCAGCGAAAGGATCAAGAATTATATCGTTTTTGTAGGACAATATTTTAATTGCTTTGGTCGGTATGTCAAGCGAGAAAGTCGCTTTGGTGAGTGATTTAGTATCTGCAAAGTAATTCCACTGACCAAAGACAAGATCCATAAATTCTTTTTTATCATTCTCACTATAAACCATTTTGTTTCTTTTGGTTCCGTCTTCTTTTTCAACTTCAGTTAATTCACCAGTCCATTGTGGTTGACCCTTAACCTTTTTGATGTGTTGTTTTTTATAAGCTAAAATAACACACTCCTTCGGGTTATAAATGTATGGAGAACTAGGACTCATCCAAGAACCCCAAGCTGTTGTCTTACTTCTATGTGGTGATTGTTCTTCTAAATCAACAATACCAAAGAAACCAAACCCGATCTCTTTCATAATCTGCCACATTTCTGACACAAAAAAGATACGACCACCTTTTTTCTGTCGATTGATTTCATACGGAATATTCAGACTAATTCTACCGTCATCTTTCAATACTCTGTATGCTTCCGACAACCAAGATTTTGCAAACTCAACGTATTCGTTAAATTCAACATCATCTTCATGGACATCATAATCAATCCCAACACCATAAGGCGGGCTAGTTAAAACCAAATCTACAGACCCTTCCGGTAATGTCTTCATTACCTCAATACAATCACCGTTTATTATTTTTCCTGTTTCAATCATTTTTATATTCTTGTTTTAATGTGTAATACATGCCTTTACTATCTGTTGTTCCATATCCTTTGTATATTTCAAAATCTTGACCTTCGTAAGAAATACCTTCAACAATTTCAATTCTTTCTGAAATGTCTACAACTTTGAATTTTAATTTGGAAATGTCAAATTCTTCCTCTAAAGGAATATCATAAACTATATGTTGTCCTTTACAATAATCTTCAATAAAAAGATATTTTTTATTTTCATTATATAATTCCCTATAACTACACTTGTCATAATCAACACTTTCAGTTTCATATATGATGACACCATTTGAATCTTCGATTTTCATATAGAGTTCTTCTGTATATGGGCCCATAATGGTCTCATTTATACAATCAAAATATGATTCAACATTTAAAATTTGACATATATCATCATAATCTAAACCATCAGTTTCAACATTCCCATCAAGAAGACTTTCATATTGTTCTTCATTTAATTCGAAAGGATAAACTTCGGATCCTCGACCACCAAGTATAATTTTGTAATAGTTCATGTTATAAAAAATTCGATATTATTTGTGCCAATTTATATCCTGTAAAAGCACCTGCCGCTGCAGATCCGGGAAGAATAATAAACTTACCTAATATAGTTTCATACTTATTTCTATTCACAATATAAGAAATTAAAATGTAATAAACAATATAGTTTATTAAAACTAAAAAGTCCAGTTCTTTTGCAACAAAAACAACAATAGAATTTCCTAAGAACCCCCAAGTAAAGTTGATAAGGGTTTCACGAATTAATTCATTTGGTGTGGTGATCGCATCTAAGATGTTAATCTCTTGATTCAGACTCGATTTTTTGTTCGAGTTGTTCGATGTGGTGTTGGAGATACCACGAGGCTTTCTGTAGATCTTCCAATTCTTTGTTTTTTCCTTTTTTTCCTGCACGACTTATATATTTTATTGTATTTCCTAAACTAAACCCTAACTCCCAAGCATCAATCACTTTGATGGCTTCGTAAATATTTTCTGATCCCCCATAATGTTGTGGGTGATTTACATGTTCTTTATTTTCCATTCTATTTCCAAAATAATTGTATTATTAAAATTCCTATTGCTAAAATCAAACAAACTATGGTTTTTAATGTTAAGGGTTCTTTAAAAATCAACCAACTTAACCATGTAAAAACAACCGCTCCAATACTAAACCCAATCAACCTTGAAGGCCACATTTGACCATTGTATGCGATTATCATATTCTTAACTGAATACATAAACAACATTGATATTGGAATACCCATCATTACCATTATCCAATAATGATTTTTTACCCATTCATATTTCAAAGGTCCTTGAAGTTGAAAGAATGTTCCAATTTGAGCCAAAAATCCAAAAAATATCCCCACCAATAACGCCCATCCATTAACCATTATTTTTCTTTTCTATTTTTTTTATAAAGTTTTTGATTGTGAAATAAATCCTGATATTCTTCTTTTAAACATTGGAAGTAAAGTTTCTTCTATTGGGAACTCACCTGAACATGTCATTTGAAAGATTGGTGCGGATCTTCTCTCTTCAACCGTGAATGTTGAAAAGTTATTTATTATTTTTGAAATAGTCAAATCATTTACTTGGTCAGAATAAACCAAATTTACGTTTGTCATTTGTTGGGGATTAGATTTTGTTTGTTTTTTTATCGTGTATTCCCAAACATAATGTTTTTTTGAATTATCGATGAAGTAAAAGTAACCTTTAGGATTTACAACATTTTTCTTGTTTCGTCTAATTTTCATATCCAATGAATCGAAAACAATTGTCCATACAGATTTTGCTATGTTGAAATACTCCATAATTCTTGGTGCCGAATAACTTAAAATGGAAATGAATTCTTTTTGTTCTTCTTCTGTTAATTTTGGAATTTCTTTGACTTTGAGGTCTTTAACTAATAATTCATCATCAATATTGTTTAGTTTTTTATCGGTATAAACAATTTTTTGATCTCTCATTAAAGCCTGAACATTCATTAAATGTAATGACAACTCAATAAATCCTGGGTATAACTCTAACTTGTCGAGTTTTTCTCCCATCTTTTGAAAATAAGAAAGTAATTTGTATTCTTTATATTCTCGATCGATTGGTTTTTCAAACATCCAATCGGTATTTAATAAAAATTCTATTTTTTTTCTTCTTGCCATCTCTGTGTTAAAAAGTAATACAAAAAGATGAACAAATAAAGTCCTAACTCGCCCTCATTACAAAATACCAATCACCATTTACCTGTGTTTCAAACATTTCTCCATCATATGAATTTAATAAAGTTCCATATCCATCACTATTCACGACAATATCCGTAACCTCATCTAAATCAACAAAATCCATGATAAAATCTTTATCATAACCATAGTGTGTAATAAAATCATCTATGTCATCAATATATTCACTAACTCTATCGGCAACTTCTTGTTCAATCATATCTTCATCATAATCACCTTGTGGATCTTCTTTAATGTCTTCTATTGTCTCTTCTAGACCTTCTATTTTTCCTTCAATTTTTTCGTATTCTTCGTCAGACAATTCCTCGTTTCTTAATCTGTTATTTAGATTTTCTATAGTTTTTGTTAATTGATTAACTTGATGTTGTTGATTTGTAGATAACTCAAGTCCTATATCATAATTTTCGGGATCGTCTCTAATAATATCTTCATAAAAACTTTCTAACCAACTATTCCACTGTTCTCTATCAATTGCTTGATCCCATACCCAACTTGTAAATGCCTCATAACCCATATCATCAATCGCATTTTCAACATATTGTCTTGCAGCACTATCTAACTCTTCTTGAGCATAAACATCATATGTGTCTGGTTGTAAAGTATCACCACCCAACCATTCGTATTGTTTTCCAACACCATGAGTTCCACGACCACTAGGATAAATAAAATACTTATCTTCTTCTATTTCATTTCCTTCTTCGTCTTCATACAATGTAGGAATACCTTCTTGAACTAAGAATTTATATAACGCTTCAGTTCTTTCAGACTCATCATCATTATTTTCAATATTCCACTCATCATCTTCTCTGTAACCATCAAGTTGCGAAATTTTATAATCTCTTTGTTTTTTTAGCTTTATTGTATGCATTGTCGATCCCCAATCACTAATGTATCGATCAACAGTAACACCATCAAGATGTGGAACGTTGGTTCCAGAAATATCTAATCTTCCCATAACTCTTACAACACCTGTAAGTGGTCCAACAGTTTTAAATTTTCTAAGATCTAAATCACCGTTAATTACAATACCCTTACCACGATAAGGTTTTAGATTCGAAACTCTTGCGGCAATTCCACCAACATCTTCTAATACATCTTTATATTGTTCAGGAGTTAATGTGACAAGATTCTCATCTTGTTCTAATATAAAATTTTTTAGAAAGTCTCTCATACTTGATAAATATAACAAAATAAAAATAATTGATTTTTATTTATTCTGAATTAAACTTGTTTTAGATACTATTTATAGATAAATAAACCAATAAAAAAGATTAAACATGGGTTGTGGATGCAAAAATAAAGGAAACCAAGCACAACAAGGGCAACAGACTCAACAAGGTCAACAAACTCAACAAGCTCAACAAAGTGCAAGTGCCGCTCAAAATAGAACTAATGTTCAAGAGTCGGTAAAAAAAGTAATTAGCAAATACTACAGAAGATAATATTTGCGTATCATCGAAAAGAAGGTGTTCTGTTTGGGACACCTTTTTTATTTAATTGATATTTATACCATATGAGTTTAGAAAGAGCAAGACAATTAGTTGATTCATTTAATGATGGTGAATTTGAAGATGAAATTGAGCCGTATTTTAACGACCACATTACTTTTTTCAAATTTGTTAAAAAATATAATCTTTTAGATGAAATTGATTTAGACCAAATAGGTTATCGTAATTGGGACAGTGAACTAATTAATTTTTTAGATGAAAATGGTGTTTTAACAAATCTTAGTTATGACGACGCACCTGAAGAACTAAAAAATATATTACTCTTAAAAGGTTTAGAAGACAACTACGCAGATACAGTTTATTTTATAATTAAAAATTTAATTACTGATGTTGAAATTAGAAATGGTGGTTTTTATCTAAGATTAAGAGATAGAGAAGAGTTAAGTGAATATTTTTGTAAAGGCAGTAGAAGAAGTGATGTCGGCCCTAGATATGTTGCAAAACTAATTTTAAGTGAAGAAGGTTTAGGTCACGATTGGTATTTTGATTCTAGTATGACACCATACGATACAGTAGATGTTTTAAATGATTCTAACATAACACATCTTAAAGATGTTATTTATAAAAAAATAGGAAATCAAGAATTATCATTAGAGGATTATGATTCCGACTTTTTTGAACATTTATCTGAAATACAAGAAACTGAAGGATATTTTAGAATAAGGCCTGAAGATTTAAACGACCTATTAAAAGATAGTGACGCATCAAACGAACTTTTCAAAAAAGATTTAGAAGATATCGGCGATGAGCTAAGAAGTATCTATTATAACTCTGAAAATACAGCATATGAAGATGAAGCTTATGATGCTGTTTATAATGGTCTTAATGAATACTTCGAGGGTCGTATTGATGAGATTCCAAGAAAGGTTGGTGAAAAAACCAAATACGACCAATATATTAAAATCAGAGATTTTATTGGTAATATAACAACATTTTTAGAAAATAATAAGGGTGGAACATATTCTGATTCATTTTTAGAATATTTTGGTTCTTACACAGAACTTATAAAAAATATGATTTATAATGATGAAGTAGAATGTATTGATATTAGAGTTCCTGATTATCCTGATTGGGACAGAACAATAAGAAACATAAACGAAATGTTTTTAGATTATATTTAACTCTTTATAGTTTCATTTAATTCTCATATTCATTATACAAAACCAAGAATATGAGAAAATTAGAAAAAAACACAAGACGGTATTTTGTAAATCTATTTGCAGACTACATCTTATCGCAATTCGACAAGAAAGAAAATACCATTATTCAAGTAACAGATTTTGAAACCTTTGTTGTTGTAAATGGTCAAACCACAAGTGGTAATGTTTTGGAACTTAACACACTTAAAGTGGAGTTCATAAAATTAAACAAAGAATTATTCGAATCTTTAAACAAAGAAGATCTTAACATTATTGATATAATCAAATATGATCAAGAAATTACAGATTTTTCAAAATCATGGATCACGGTTAATAAATCTCTTTATGTTACAGAATACGAACCCATTTCAGAAATTAACATTTCATCAGAGTTTCCTTATGGACATAGTTTAGGATGTGGAAGATCAATATTCTATTATTCACATTACATCTTTAATCAAATGTATTCTTTGTTGGGTGTGAATCAATTATACTTTCGTTACTCAAATGATATTAATGAAAATGAAGATTATAAAATTAAAGTAATTTGTGATTCCCGACTTTCAAAGACTTCCATTGAAAGTCTTGTTTTAGATTGTTTTGATATGGATCTAACTGAGTTCAACGAAAGACTATCTAATTATGACTTCACAAACGATGTGACAGATCAAACCACAGAGAAACCATATTTGGTTCAAGACCGACTAAAAGACATAGTATTAGTATAAAAAACAAACCCCACTTTAAAGGTGGGGTTTTTTATTATCTTTCGTAAAACTCTTTGATTATTTTAAGTCCGTGATCAATATCTTCAAAATCTCGATCAGGAGCAAATAAACCTGTTGTTGGCGTTTCGCTATCATAATTTTCGATTAACATAAACGCAGGAACAAAATCATTACCTGTTGCTTCAACAAACATATCGTATTCTTCTTCAAATTCTTCAATGTCTCGATCAATATAACTTATGTCTTCTTTATCTAACATCTCTTTTAACATACTACAAAAAGGACATGATTTCATACTAAAAATAACCGCTATCTTATCCATTGATCAATTCCGTTAAAAGATTATTTATCTGTCCTTCATTTAAAAGTCCAACTTTTGTTTCAACGACTTCTCCTGAATTGAACATTTTAACTGTTGGGATACTTCTAATTCCAAGACTAATTGCCGCCTCTCTATTTTCATCAATATTCAAGGTATACATTTTAACATCACTTTCGTTTGATTGTGATACTCTTTCAAAAATTGGTTTCATCATTTTACACGGTCCACACCAATCAGCCCAGAACTCAACCATAAGTTTTTCACCGGCATTTATTTTTTTTTGTAATTCTATACTACTAATTTCCATCTTTTTTTATTTTTTTTATTTTATTTTCCCCCTTTTAATCCTTTTAACAATTCATCTAAAGGAGTCATTTGTTTTGTCATTGGGTGGTCTTTATATTTTTCTTTAAAATACAAATAATCCTCTTCAAAAGTTTTAATGTATACCTTATTAAGATTATTTTCTGAATCTTTAGGATCTCGTAGTTTTGAAGCATCCGTATGGTTTATTTCCGGAGGACATAAAGACGGAAAATAAAGAATGGGTTGACTTAATCCTGAATTATAAATTCTCTCTCTTAAATCTATTTCCATGTAGCTATTCTTGAACCCTTCATCCCAACCACCTATGGATTTTATTTTTTTGGTATCGAAAAGTATAAAAAGATCCGTAATCTCAGATGAACAAACAGCGGCAGCGTTTGGTGTTTTTTCATAGAGATCTATCATTTTTTGAAATATAGAAGTGTCTAATATCTCAGCATCATAATGCATAAAAAACCAAATCGGAGTTTCAACCGAATTTAATATATCATTCAAACATTGTGTAAAAGGTTTTACTCCTGGTGAATTTACTCTAACCTCATATTCATCAGGAATTGATTTTATAGCTCTTTCTAATAAATCAGGATATTTTCCTACGTAATTAAAATAAACTGGTATTTTCATCTTTTTTTAATTTTTTTAAGTTTAAGATAAAGAACTCAACGTCTTTCTTTCTATTCACAGGATAATAAATTTTACAAAAAAATGTAGAAATCATTGGTTCTGTTTTAGATAAATATATATAAATGTTATTGTCATACAGGAAAATTGCATCCATATATACCACCCCACTTGAATATTCAATACCATCCAACATGAATTCAAAAAACTTTGGTTTATCAAATAGGTTTTGTGGACTCAGACCGTGAGAGTCGTTTAAGTTTATTGTTGAATATAACTCACCCGTTTTTTCGGTGATCATATTTAAAAATCTTTCTTCGTGTTTAAATTTTTCCATAATCTAAAATGGGGGTCACTGACCCCCGTTTTTATTTGTTATACCAAAACTAATTCTTCAGCAGCTTCCCAAAGTTTGGTGTTTAATCGGTGGGACGCTTGAATACTTTTAATTCCTCGTAGTTTAGTTGTTCGACCTCGTGGTGTTTGATAAGAGAATCCACCTCTCATCATTTTCTCTTGGATCACATTAAATACGGTCCAAAGATCACTTCCTTCATCTTCAGGTCGAAATGGTGTTAGAAGGTCGTTGATGTCAAGTGCTGAAGGAGCACTACCCAAAGCCCATCGAATCTCAACCGCCTTTTTAATTAGACGAAGTTTTTCTTTCTCGGTCATTTCTTTTTCCATCATTCGAGAAACCGAAGCCTCAATCTTTGGAAGTTTTTTAGAGAAGTCTTCTGCCAATCCTTTAACCTCATCTAAAGAGAAATGGTTGTGACGAAGTGAAAAACGTTCTGCAACTGATGTTGGAACTGTGAGTCCGTTAGAACATACGAGTCTGAAGAGTCCTGCTCCCATAGAGAATGTTGCCGATCCATCATGAGAGTTACGGATAATTGCTTCAACAACCGTATCACCAACTTTGGGTAGTTGTCCGTTACGATATTTTAATTCATGAACGTTATGAATTCCTCTACCTGTTTGTTTTACAGATGAAAGTTGCCAACCTTCACGATCGAACATTTCCATAACCTCGTGTGTTGGAACAAACTCATACTTGTTTGTCATTTTTGAAGATGGTGATGTTGCGAATACTGCCGGGGCGATTGATTTGATTAATTCTGGTGTGTATATCATATTTAATTATTTTCCTTGTTTTTGTGTTTTTGTTTTCGAGAATACGTTTTCTTACTCTTCTGAATTGAAGGTCGGGTTGCAACCCATATTTCTTTCATAGTAAGTTCAACTGTTTTCATTTTGTTTCTCGTTTATCACATTACAAAGATAAATAACTTTTTATAAATACCAAACATTTTCATAAAAAAAAGTATTTATTAATATGAAAATAATTTTAACCGAATCTCAATTAAAACGATTAATTAATGAACAAGTGCCATTGGGTAATTTGTTAGATGTCGGTAGTAATTGGACAACAGACTCAAGTGTTCCAGGTTCATCAATACCTAGTGATATTAGTGGTAGTAATTCGAGTAGTTGTAAAAATCCTAAAAATAAACGTCAATTAGTTATGGAATTGTTCGCCCACGCTCGAAAGGTTAAAGGACAATCAAAAACAACCGATTCTGCAATCCAAGAAAAAGTAAAAAAACTTAGTAATCTTCAAAATTTAGAAAATGTTATTGGACAAATAAAAACAATAGAAGAATTAGGTTCAGTTTTAAATGGATATGCAAAAACTTACGGTCATAATTTATCTGATAAAATAGATTTAGAAAGGTCAAAAAAGGTTTGGGATAAATTAATGAGATTCAGCAGTGGGGTTATAACAAACTTTTGCAACTCATCAAATTCCTCAACTACCTCATTGTCTTAATTCAAATTAATTTGTCCCCATTTTGTGGTCTGAATAAAAGATTCAACACTCTCTTCAGTTAGTTCAGGTATTTTCAAATTTAAAACGATGTTAATCATTTGATCTCTTGAGATTATGTGATCTTCACCTTTTTTTGAATTTGTTTCGCACTGTTCTCGTAACGCATCGTAAAACTCTTCCTTTTGAACCTCACCGATCAGTGACATTAAATCATTAGGATTGTTTTCAAAAAAAGTTATAAGTTGGCTTATGTAGATTTCGCAGTCAATATTTCCCATAAGTTCAATAATAGTATATTTATGAAACTAAGTCAAAAATTAAAGTCCCAAATCGCTTAAATCAACATCATCAAAATCTTCATCATCTTCACCACCCATCGCATCTTTGTAATCTTGTTCTTTTAATTCTTTAACGATGTCATCAACCATTCTTTGAATGATTCTCTGTCCTTCAGGATCTCCTTTAAGAATCTTTTTAGCCAACGTCATGAACTCCTCAGCGTTTAACGCTGAAAAACGCATAAACAAATAATGTTGGATATGTTTCATATCATCTTCGAATAACTCCATTGGATATGTTGCAACAAACTTTTCCCAAAAAATTGGTCCCAAACGAGAATCCCAAATTTCAGCAGGAAGTGAATCTTCAGCACTTAACACCATTTCAGCTTGTCTTGGGTCATCAGGTAGTCCGTGTGTTCCAAATACCTCATAAACACCTTTAACTAACTCATGAACAAGTAATGGGAATGTAACGGCTCTCGCCTTTACTGTTGGTGGATCTGTTTCAGGGTCAAATTCAGATTGCCCCATTTGACCACCACCACCTCCGGCCATTCCTTCCATATCAGGAAATATCCAATAAGCGTGTTCCATTAATGCTTGAGTTACAGCGTATAGATTCATCAATTGTGGATTGATGTTGTTAATCTCATCTCTAACCATAACATACATATGACCACCTTTAAAAGCGGCTCCTTGTATTAGTGAGTTAATGAATCTTCTTTTTGCTCTTTCCAAGTTAAAGTTTTCGATGTCTCCCATAAGTTCTTCAACTTCTTCTTCACTTGGCATTTCAGGCTCACTTTTCATTCCTTCAGCAGCACCCATAGGTTGCATCACAAGTTGAGCATCGAATTGCATCGCCCCATCAGGAATACCCAATTCATCTTTAACAAGTTTAACTGCAAGTGCTTCAAGTTCCTCGGCATTTTGAGATTGGATCATAACAAGTCTTTGCATCGCTTGAACAACAGTATTCATCAACTGCCTAAGAGCATTTTGTCCTTGAATGGTTCTTGTATCTCCCATTGCCATTCTAACTTTATCAACTGAGTCTTTGAATCTTTTAGAAGATATTAACTCAATAAAGTCTCTATCCATTTCTGGCATAGCAGGAAAATTATGAAACGGTGTTTGTTTTCCTGTAATCTTTCTCTCGACATCTCCGGCCATCCTTTCAGGTCCTTCATAGTCGATTGGGGCTTCCATAAGTCTTAATAAGTCTTTTTTGGATATACCCTCAGTATATAATTTTTTTCTAATATTTCTCATCTTATTCAAAATCAATTCCAAGTTCATCAAAGGTCAACCAAGTTGGCATGTCACCTTTTCTTTTTCTTGCCTTAGGATCAGGTTTTGGTCCAGGTTTTGGTTTATAAGGTGTGCTTGGAGTTTTAGGTTTGGTTCCAGGTTTTACCTTCGTTCTTTCTTTTTCTTTTGTTCCCGGTAACATTACAGGTAAATCCATTTCTTCGCCAATTTCCATATCTATGTCTCTCCTGTCCCTTTCTCTTGCTTCAGGAGTTCTAGGATAAAAATCGTCACTTTCTTCAGGAGTTCTAGGATAAAAATCGTCACTTTCTTCAGGAGTTCTAGGATAAAAATCGTCACTTTCTTCAGGAGTTCTAGAGTGAATATACTCATAATCTACGAATTCTTCTTCATCGTCATAATTAATATCATCATAATTTACGAATTCTTCTTTATCAGATTCAAATAGTTCTTGCTCAGAAATTACACGACCTCTATTGTAATTAAAAAGATATTTAATATCCTTCAATTCTTCATTTAATTTATTTTTCATAGATATTTTTTTATTATAAATATCAAGGTTTTTTATTCTGGCACCATATAATATTGATGACCCAAAGAATAATACAAAAATTTACCTTTTTGTCTTAAAACATTATTTATATTTTCTTGATTATCAACTTTAACACCAACAATTTTTTTGTCTTTTGGCAATTTTCTTCCAGGATGCGTGTTTAACACATCTTCAACAGGATCCAAATAGTATTTAAGTTTTTTAACTAAAGTTTTTTTATCACCAACAACACTAATACCATATTGTTTGCAAAGTGATTTAATTTCGGGTAATTCAAGTTTGTTTAAGTCTTCCATACCACAAAGATATGAAAATTATTTGATTTAACCAAATTTAATTTTTGACAAATAACATATATACTTACGTTCAAAGTAGTTCCAAGTCGCCCTACGGTTCATTTCTTTGTCGTGGTAACCTTTTTGATAAGCATCATTAACAATTCGTTTCTCGTCTTCTCTGATCTGATTTTTAATCATAGTTAAAGCCATTACGGTTTCTTCAGAAAGTCCTTCAGTTTTAGATAATTCTAATATTTTTTTTTCAATTGGTCCCATAGTAATAATAATTATATGTTTAAAATTCTTTTAGATCAAGATCCACATCAATTGGGATTCCGTATTTTTCTAACTTTTTGTAAAAAAAGTCATAAACCTCACTTCTTAAATAAGCTAGAAGATCTCCAGTCTCATAATTACCTTGAGCCTCTAAATAAGCCGATTCAATCGTATCATTTACTTCTATTTGATTATCAGTTCCTTCTTCAAACACGTTGAAGTCCATTGTTCCTTGATCATCAACATACACAAAAATATCAACTCCAAAATCTTCTCCTAATCTACCAAATTGAGTAATATAAATAACCTCAATTCTTGTATCAAGATTACCCCAATCACTTTTTAGATCGTATATTTCACCGTCAAATTCATTTATCAGTTTTTCAACTAAATTTTTAAATCCACCGTTGTATTCATACCAAATGGGTCTAATAAGTTGGAAGTCTTCGTTTGTATTTTTTCTAATTCCAGATATATCATAAATCACTTCATCAAGATGAGGTTCTTCACCTCTCTTTTTTTGTTGGTTCCATACTGTATAACAAAGTTTTTGAAGTTTTTCTTCAGTTAGTTTGTTATATTGTGATTCTGTAATTATTATTTTCATTACCAATCTGTTCTTGGATTTTCGTTTATAACATTAAGTAATTTGAATTTGAAATTATTTTTCCCTAAATAGTTTTCCAAATTTAATTTCAAGTCCCACAAATAGTCACCAACATCAAATGTGTCAAAAATTGTATCTATATAAATAATTATTCCTAACTCAACAACATTATCAGTCTTGTATGCCGTTACCACATCAATTTTTGTGATTGCTTCGTAGTTATCTCCATATCCACCTTCATCATAATAATCTTCTTCTTTTATGTTATCAGCAATGTCTTTCCAAGCCATATCAACGGCATTTTGAAATGTTATAGTTTTTAATTGTGATTCTGTAATTATTATTTTCATCTTCTCTTTTTAACTTTATTAAAACCTTTCCTAATTTTATCGTTAAATTGTCCCGATATTAACATCATAAAATCATGACTTGCAAATTTAATATCTGGATTATACTCTTCAAAATCACCTTCAATTCTATTTATTAACCATCTTTCATAAACACCAAAATTATCAGGTCTATTACTTGGTCCACCACCTTTTATATCATCATTTAATTCTTTAATATTAGTATCAAGAATTTGTTCTAACTTACTTAACCGTCTTATTAATGCCATTTGTGATTCTGTAATTATTATTTTCATTTCTAATAAATAGTAACCAAAGGAACTGTTACATCATATCCTGTAACAGGTAAAATTATTTCATTCATGCAATCTTGAACAACATCATTAACTTCTTCTTGGATTTCCCAACCAAAATTTTCACTATTTAAGGCTTGATCTAAGGTTAGATGTCTTCCATCCATAGTAGTTACGGAACCTCCAGGTAGAGTTTTTCCATATAGAAAAAAATCATAATCTCTATATTCCATATTAGTGATTTCCCACTCAAAATCATAACCACCTATATTTAAATGAAGGAAATCTTTTGTTGAGAATTTTTTGTTTTTTAATGTATTTATAAATTTTTTAACAAATACCTCATCCCCTACAAGTTCTTGAAATTCTGTTTGAGCATGTAACTTATCGGTAAATTCGGTTATACCCCAAAATTCAAGATCATCTCTATCAAATCTAATTTTGTTACCTTTTTCTAACTCTTTTTTCCAATACTTAATAACCGCACCAATACCTTTATTTCGGTAAGATTCTTTAATAAGACTATATTGTTTATTAGATATTATTATTTTCATGACTCCGCTTTGATATATTTTACATCAACATTAAATTTGTTTTCAAAAGAGTTTTTAATCATATCTAACACTTTTTCTTTTTTGATTGGGAACCAAGATTCTAAGTTGTTTAAATATTTTTTTGATATCCACAATCTACCATCAGATTTATCATATTCAATAAACGGCTCGTTATCAATGTTCCAAACATCAGTTTTATCCCAAATAACAATATAATAATCAACATAAGAAGGTTCATTTTCATCTAAGGTATCATCTACGAGTGATTTCATAAAATCATTCATTAGTTTTTTTTTCTGTGATTCTGTAATTATTACTTTCATAACTATACAATATTAGCCCCACTTACCTCTTTTATTTCAACATCAGGAAAAAGTCCTTTGAAGTAATCATAAACAGCGTTTTTCAAGTGTCTTGATATTATATGGGAAGGTATATAATCCTCCATATCTCTATCTATTGAATAATCATAATATAGGGATCTTGAGTTTTTTCTATATACAAATAAACCATCTCCGTTTTCGTTCATCAGATATATTGAATTGTCTGATTCACCCCAACCTTTAACATCTTTAGAAATGGTCTTTAAAAACAACTTCTTATACTTTGGGTATTCATCAGCATACTCAGCATCAAAACGATCCCTTCTATATGTTTCGTTTATTAAATCAAGTTGATGTTGGGTTACAATGATTTTCATATAAGATAAATACTTTGTAAAAGAAAAAACCCCCGATCAAAAGAAAGAAGGGGGGTTATAAAAGAATATAATTTATTATTTCTGTATAGTTAGAGTTGCTCTACAATATAATGTATATCTTGATTTTTTACCATCAGTATCAACCAATACAGTCGTATTATATTTAATTACTCCATTTTGGTCGGGTTTAGTTGTTGTTCCACCCTCAACTAATTTCACACTTACTTTAGGAGAAAATGTTTGCCCTGGTTGAAGGATAAGGGGTAATTTAGTATCTACCGTCATATTTTCACTACTTGGGGTAATTTTACTAATTGTTAATGGAGCGGTTCCTGAATTTTTTAAATCTTTAAACTGAAACTCTATTGTATCTCCCCACTTTACAGTTTTTTCACCTAATTGGACTATCGGGGTCCCCATTAATGGTCCTTTTTTTGTTTGGACTGGTGCGTCAAAAGTTTCATCCGATCCGTCCGTATTTGTAGGAACTGGTGCGTCAAAAGTTTCATCACTACCGTCAACATTTGTTGGTGCTTGGAATGCCGTTACTGTCGATAAAAAAGGTAGTTTTGAAATCGCGTCTATAGCCGCTTTATTAGTTGCTAGTGTCCAATTTTTAAATTTTCCTATTTTTTTGAATCCTTGAGCTTTAGGATCTACAGGGTTTGGCTTTAACTTGAAATAGTATTTATCCCCCACTTTTTTATAATCATAATCTTTATCCTTACCGTGAACCAAAACTTCATCGTTTGGTTTTTGAGAATTTACTGTGTCGTCTTCACTTATTAAGTTCCACTCTTTATTTTTTCTTGTTTCATGAAGATTTAAAATTCTATTTTTTTCTTCTTGACTAATTATTAATCTTTTGCTCATTTTATGAATGTGTAAATAAGTTGAAGTCCTCATCCTCTTCAGCTCTTCTGAACACTGATTCAGGTAGAACTTGTTGTGGATTAGATCCTCCTAAGTTTAAAACCATAAGGTTTGGCATATCACCAATACATTCAGGTAACATTTGTAAATCAGGATTATTAACTAACGACAAATATTGTAGGTTTTCTAAACCACAGATCGCTTCAGGTAGAGATGCAACACACCCAACGAAGTTAATTGCGTTTAGTTGTTTGAATCTTCCAATGTCGTTAGGAATATTAAGTGAGATCTTGTCTCTTGATGTATTTTTAAATGTAAGTCTTTTTAATGTTGTAGGAAGAGTAGCAAAAAATTCATCGAATCCGTAAAGTGCGATAAACTTAGATGCCGAATCACTTGGGTAGTCGATAACAACTTTTTCTCCTTTATCACCCGCTAATGACTTCATGAACTCAGGTTTGAAGAATTGTTTAAGTCCTTCCTCATTTGTGTTTAAGAAATCAACAAGATTAATTGGTCTGTCATCCGCATCCATATACTGATTATCGGGGAAGTGTAATTGATAACGATTTGCTGGTAATCCTGAAACCTCACCAGTTTCTTTTCCGTAAGTTTTGAAAGATGTTGGTTTGTTTGGAATTACAACATATAAAGGTCCTTTGGCAATGTATTTTTCAAACCAATTATATCCAGGTGATGATGTGCACCAAGTGGTTTCTCCTCTTCTTGCTTCATTATGAGATCCTCCGTAAAAACAAGCGGCCTCTTTTCCTAATGGTCCTGTGTTTGAGATTTTAGCAACCGTCCAATCTTGACCTCTATAAACGATGTCAGCTCCAGGGTGAGCGTATGTTACAGAGGCTTCTTTTTTCTCAGCAGCAGTGGCTTTAGTTTTCTCTAAACTAAATTCTTTAACTTGATCATAAAGAGTTTCAGGTGTTAGTTTATTGATGTCTCTAAACTCTTGAGGTAATCTATTTTTGAATCTTTCGAACTTTTGAAGGTTTGTTGTGACTTTATATAAGTCTTCCATAAAAAGATCTTGGAATGACTTTAAAGCCGCCTTATATTGACCTGATTGTGGATCAGTAATCATTAATGGGTGATCTTCTGGTAACTTAGGTGTAACAAAGTTTTTTATTAACCATTGAGCGTATTTTCCAATTTTAACCTTCTCCATCTGCTCAGGTTTAACATTATCAATATCCATACCTTCAGGGACCTTTGTAGTTGGGTCGGCAGCGATAAGTGCGAATAATGTTTCAAAAGGCATAATACCTCTTTGACCTCTTTCCTTTGGTTTTACGAACTTATCAAACAAGACTTGAAATCTTGAACTTTCAACAATAAGATCTCGTAATAGATTAGTGAATCTAAGTGACATAATAATTTTTTTATTAATAAATATTCGTAAATAGTAAAAAATTAATAATTCATAATCAATAATTCTTCCCCCATATTCTGTTTCTCACCTTTCTTGGCTGAAGCCGCTTTTGCAAACTCTTTTTTAACCCAAGTGTATTGATCTTCAGGAAACCATTCGTGAAGTAATTCAAAGTCGTAATATGACAATGAGAACTTACCTTGAACTCCATGTAATACATTTGCCAATCTTTCATGGTCTTGACAATCAAAGTCGTGGTTGGAGTAGTAATTTTCGGTTTTCCAATATGGTGGATCCAAATAAATGTAAGTTGATGGTGAGTCATACTTATTGATCACATCTGCGAAATCCATGTTTTCAACATCAGTAATCTTTAAAAAGTGATCCACCCAATCAGGTTTAGATAACTTATCTCTAAACGTAAGATATTTTGATTTGTATTTTCCTTTAAGGTCAATAAAGTTAGATGTTTCAGGTTTTGATCCACTGAAAACTTGTGTTAGAATATAAACGTATTTGGCCGCCACCTCGTAATCGCCAGGTTCTACGCTGAAACCTTCATTAAAAACTTCAGCCTGAAAGCTGATAAATTGTTGTTTGTATATTTCAGGTGTAAGATCCTCACCTTGTTTTTGACAATCAATTGAGTTGATTGCTCTTAACAATTCAGTTGGGTTTTGAACACACTTGAATAAATTATAATTTAGTGGGTTAAAGTCGTTATAAACAACTTTATTTAAATTAGGAAATTGTTTTAGATCCATACTAAAAAAGGTCCAAAACATGCCACCAAAAACCTCAACAAAATTTTCAATATCAGTTGGGATATTGGGTATTATCAATTTTGGGGCAATTCTACTCTTACCCCCAATATAAGAAACCATTTAATTTTAATTTATAATTTTATTTGATTTAGTTAAATTATCTTTAGCCCATAAAGGTTGTAAATTATCCAACGAGTTAATAATACTAATTTTTTCTGACTTATCAAACTTAGAGACTGGTTTTATGTGATCAATATGCCACTCACCCCAATTATCCCAAGTCATTCCATCTGTAAATTGTTTTTCAATATGTTCTTTTAATTGTAACGCAGAATAACCTAAAAGTTCATTTGTTTTATTTTCTTTACTCGTATTTAATCTTTTAATAGTATTTCTTAATACGGAACGCCACAAATAAATGTGTGGGTTTTTTTCTCTATGTTTTTTCTTATATTCAAACATATAATTTTTCCATTTTTCTGTTTTTCTTCTTTTTACATCAATCATAGGGTTTCTTTTTCTATATTCTGAAACATTTTTTTTTACTTTTTCAGAATTTTTTTCATAATATTGTTTTTTTGATTTTTTACCATTTTCACTTTTAGACCATTCTCTATTTTTTCTTCTAACTTCACTTAAATTTTTTAGTCTATATTTTTTTAACCCTTCTTTTATTTTTTCAGGATTATTCAGTCTATACTTAGATGATTTTTCTTTAAGTTTTTTTGAGTTATTCTGATAGTATAATTTTGTATCAACTTTACGACATTCTTTACATTGTCCTCTATAACCATCATTAGATCTCGATAATTTGTGAAATTCACATATTTTTTTCTCAATTTTACATTTACTACAAATTTTTCTTATCATAATGTTCCTTCACTAAAATCTGAATGAATTTAGACACACTAACATTTTCATTCTTCATTTTATCAAACAAATATCGATCAATACTAATACCGTATTTAACTTTTTTGTTCTCTTCATTTTTTTTTGGTCTTCCTGGTTTACTCATATATTATAAATATCATTAAAATAAAAAAAGTGCGTTAAAAATAAAAATAATTTTATTATTTATTTTCAACTGAATAGTAATTAAATTATAGGTATGGAAGAACAAAAAGCAACAGAAGTTAAGTGTAAAGCTTGTGAAGATAGTAGACAAGTTAAAAATACCCAAAGATTTGT